GCCTTTTTTGTCCTTGTAAAGCTACTTCTGCCCGTAATTCCGTTTGATCTTCTTGGCTTTGTATCTTTTCCTTGTCCATTTTATCCTTTTGTTCAAGTTTTTCGCCTTCAAAATTAAGTTTTTCAACGTCTAAGTCTAATTTTTGTTCTGCTATGTCCTTATTTTGTTGAATTTCTTGTGAACGAAGGTTTAGTTCTTGTTGTTTTAAGTCAATAAGTGGATCAGAATTTTGAGATTCAAGGTATTCTTGCTCTTCTGCCACTAATTTCTCTGTTATTTTCACAATTCTCTCTGCAACTTGATTTTCTATCTCCATTTGGAACTGTTGTTGTAGTTCTTGCGGTACTTGCCCGCCAAATTGTTGTGCTTGTTCCTGCATTTCTTGTTGGTTTTTCGCCATCACTTCTTCTCGGGCCATAAAAGAGATATGTTCAGAAATATGTGACTGTAATATGCCCATTGTTGGAGGATTATTTTTAACTAAGGAAGACGACATAAATGCTTGGTGTGCATCAATATGTGCTGAATGATTCTGTCCTTGGAATGCCTGCAACTTCATCATTTGCAGTGATTTTGAATTTTCCATTCCCGGATCTTCTGGTTGTGGTTGTTGTACGGGTGTTAATATTTTATCAATATCCCTTACACCAAGTGCTTCATACATACGTCTGTACGCTTCATGCATATTATGCATTTGCGGGTTAGATGTTGCCATTTGCATTTGTGTCTGCGCTAAAGTAACGCGCTGAGACATAGAAAAAATGTTCGGATCAGAAACGGGAAGTATGTCCACCCGCTCGTCAAAGTCTTGTTGTTTAATAACACGATTGCCGCCGCGAACAGCATAAGGATACTCAGCCGGTAAGCTTTCCGCAAAGACTCTTGATAATAATTTAAATTCAACTTTTTGTGCGTAATGTAATCGTTTATGAATCGCGTTCATCACTTTCGTGCCGCGTTCCATGATTGCCATTGTTGTGCCTACAGGATTGGCTTGTGAGCCTTCGCCCATTTTGTTATCAGCAATAGACGCAAAACGTCTACCCGCTTCAACAACAAATCCTAGTAGTTGAAAAAGAGTCGCACTTGGTTCTTTATATGGTATTAGCATTAGGGATTCGCGGATCGCGCCTCCCGGTGCATCTACATCCCGAAATTCTCCGGGTTGGAGTGGTTGGTCATCGTCCCTAACGCGCAACCCTCTAGCTTTGAAACCAGCAGGGAGGTTGGACAACGTACCTGCATCGATAAGTTGTCTAAGAGCAGATGTTGCTGTTCTTGATAACCCCCCGAGCATGTGGATAAGACCAAAGCCATAAAAGCCAAGGCCGGGTAAAAACTTATAGTGAACAAAGTATTGTATCTTTTTTCGGAGAGGATCATTTTCTTGGTAGTTTCTATAAATAGATAATACTTTTCCAGATCCCTCGTCAACAGTAACAACATAAGGTAATTTAATACCAGTTGCTTCTCCTGTTTGCGAGTTCTTATCTTCGAAACCGGGTATGTCCAAATCGCAATGAAACTCTAGAAGTACTATGTCCTCTGCATTTTGTGTTGATGTAATTCCATCAAGGTCATCATACTTTTCCCCCGCTACATTTTTTTCTGTAGGGGACATGCTAACATCAATGTCACGGTACATACCGCTTACTTGTTTCTTGCGTAATTCGTTGCCCATTGTTTTGACCACATGGGTAATACGTTCGCATGATTCCATGTCCGTTGACACATAAGGCATGACCACATCTTCGGCTGGAACAAATTTTGAAACTGCTCTGCCTCTTACCGCATCATAATAAACTTTTTTAAAGGAACTACCCGCTAGTGGTAAGTGAAATAACATTTGATCGAGTTCTTGATCGTATTCTTCCATTTCATAACTAATTTGATAGTTCATGAATTCTTTAACACGTTGAGATTGTTCTTCGACCTGTGGTGTTATCTCCCCCACTATTTGTGTGCGGATAGGACCTTCGGGAGGTAGTAACTCTTTATAAGCTTGCGCTTGAAACTGTGTAACCGTTTCTGCTAGTAACGGGTGTGTAACACCTGTCGCACCAGCAAATGGTTTTGTTCTGTCTTCATATTTAAATCCAAGTAAATCTAGGCCGTCTGTGTATGTTTTAAGCCAATCGGACCGCGCATCTTTGTCATATTCGTAATCGGAAACTAAGTCGTTAGCTAAAGCTGTTAATTCATCATCGGGAATTAATTCTGCGAGGTTCGCGTTAAAGGCACCTTCTTGTGATGTATCTTCTGCTGGATTCACGATCGCTGAACCGTCCTCCATCATCAACGCATCACCGTCCATCATTGGTGTAGATATTTCTTGATCCACTCCTTGTTCTATTTCTAGATCAATTAAATCTTGATTGTTTTTTTCTATAGCCATATTACTTCAACTTCTTTATGTTGTCATAAGGATCACCAAACTTGTCAATATATTTTATTACCAAATCATTATCATCATCCCAATCGATCCCTACTTTTGTTAACTCATTCATCATAAAAAGATTCATTATTGAATCCATTAATGATCCTCCTCCGTCTGATTCAGAAGCTCCCGCTTCTTTTGCGCCAAATAAACTTCTAAGACTTTCAAGACCTTTTGAACCTAATCCTTTAATTGCTATTTTACCTTTGTCAATTAAATCTGGTTCTTCTCTAGGAATCGGTCCGCCTGCTGCATAACCAAGTGGTCTTGTCATTTTATTTATGTTTATCATGAATTAAGTGGTCTTGTCATTTCATTTATATTCATCATACCGCCTTTTGCAACAGGTTTTGGTTGTTTTGGATTCATTAAACCTTTTTCAAAAATATCTTGCGGTATAAATTCTAAAGCATCTAAAAACTTACTTTGTGGTAAAAACTTTAATATCATTAAACCTTTATTAGCAATTTGTCTAACAATAGGACTGTCTGCAAAAGCTTCACCAAGTGTTTTCATATTTTGAAGAAAAGTTTTTATTTTTGTTTCTCTTGGTGCGTCCATGGACGCCGCTTCATCTAAAAATTGTTTTGATTTTTTTAATATATGAACTCTTAGTGGATTATTAGCCGATGTTTGTGGCCATAAGCCTTTTGCTCGCATCATTGCTACTTGTTCTGGTGATTGACCTACCCAACGTAAGTTTGGGTGTTTTGATTTTGATACTATTTCATTAAACTCTGCTAGTGCTGTTCTATCTTTCCCTATTCTGCTTTTAAAATTAGCTTGTTGATCTTTTGTTATAACGCCTTTATCTTTTGCTAAATCAATTAACATTTGAGGTGTCATGCCTTTAGCAAATGTTGGTATATCAAGAATTCCTGCACCTGCTGGTCCTTTTGCTACTTTAGACGCCGATTCTGCTATTTTTTTATTTGCTGCTGTAACTTTATCTACCATTTTATTTTTCCATCGCGGTGGCGGCTTTCACCGCCATGCGACTAACCCAGTCAGAGGTGTGTGCGTTTTTGGCCGACTGGTAACTGTTTAAATTCATTAGTAATATTCTCTCGGTTCCGTGGTCCGTGGTTCATCGTAGTAGTCATCGGGAAGTTGTACAAAGTTGCCTTGACGGTATCGCATGAGAGCTTGTGTTGTTGAATCAACATAGTCATCATGGTCGCCAAATGGAAAAGCTGCACACTCCTCTATAACGTCCTGCGCCCACCGTTCATCCGGACACCATACTTGGCCCGATTCAAACATTGGCGCTACTGAATTAACCCGAACATGTTTATCATTGCCTCTGCTTGGCGTAAAGTTCACCACGGGTATTCCCGAGGATCTTAACTCATCCGTCAGCGGAAGTCCAGAAGCTTTTGCTTCCACAATCACTGTTTCCGGTTCCCAGTATTTATATTTTTCCATAGCACGTTTTTTTAGTTCTGTAAACTCCCATCTTCCTTTTTCTGCATCTAATAATATAATATGCGGTTTCGCCTTACCTGTTGGCGTGAAAATGCCCCACGTTGTAATCGCGGAGTAATCGGCTGTTTCTTTTTTGCTGTACGCGGTATCATAGGATTGGATGACGTGGATTAAGTCGGGGATGTCTTTTTCTTCCCATCTCTTCCACCATTCACGCTTGATGATGGAGCCTTCCTCCGCCGTTGGATTCTGCTGCCATTGTGCTTGCCATTTTTGCTCGGTTAACGAAGCACGGGTCGCGGTCAAGGAATCAATGTCCCAGTATTCCGGCCATATCGGTTTATTACTTGGGAGCACGGCAGGAAATTCTATAATCTCCCACTGGTCTGCTTTTGGCTCTTTAGCTTGTGCATCAATTAATCTGCCCGTTAAATCTTTTGTTGACCACCTTGTCATAACAATGACGATGGAGCCACCCGGTTGTAGACGTTGCCGCGGTCCGGATGTATACCATTCATAGGCATTATCAAACGCCGTTTCGCTTAATGCATCTTGCTCCGAGTGTGGATCATCAATAATCAAGAGGTCTGCACCACGGCCCGTGATACTGGAACCAACGCCCGCTGCGAAGTACTCGCCGCCCTTGTTTGTTTCCCAACGGCCCGCCGCTTTACTGTCCACGGATATCGCGACTTGGTCAAAGACTTGTTGATACACTTGGCTATCAATAAGGTTTTTCATTTTACGACCAAACCTAACAGCCAGTTCTGTATTGTGCGTTGTTTGAATGATCTTGAGTTGCGGATTATTGCCCACGAGCCACGAAGGAAATAGAAAGGATGCAAATTCTGATTTCGTGTGCCTAGGAGGCATATTAACAATCAAACGCTTTATTTTTTTATCCTTTATGTCCTCAAATTTTTTTGCAATTTTTTTGTGATGATATCCAGAGATAAACTCTGGCCAAACGTGTCGGACAAAAGGTATGAAATTTTTTTCTGCGGATTGCAGCTTTTTCAAATGTTCTTGGATTAATAATGTTTGAAGCTCTACTTCACTTTGATGAACCATTATGAAAAAATTTATATAATATTTTTATGGGATAATCAATATTTTAGTTCGTATGTATTTAGGGGTGTGTGTTTGTCTGGAATAGTGTTCGTAGTAAAAACTTTGGGACTCCGATCTGGTATTTAGGGGGTGCCCCCCGAAGGGGGGCCACTACATATAGTATGTCCCAAGATTTTTGTATACTAGATATAGTACCCCCCGAAGGGGGGCGAGTTATCCACAGCCACTAGATGTAGTATACCCGAGCGAAGCGAGGACACAAGATGTAGTACCCCCGAAGGGGGTGCGACATTATGCCGCATTGACATTGTTTTAATAGTATGTCTTGGGCTGTGTAAGAACTGTGTTAATAGTGTGTAAGCATTAGGCATTAAAAAAGCCCCTAATAATAGGGGCTTTATAACTAAAGTATAACTAGTAATTAATAGTCAAATTCTGGCTCAGTACTAGGGGTATAGTATTCCTCAGACTCAGACTTTAAAAGAGCATCAATTTCTTTTTGCTCTTTAACATCATAATAATAAGATAATATTTCATTAAATCTAGATTTAATGACAGCAACAGAAATGCATTCCTCAGATTTAAGGAACTTATCAAATTCATATACGACCGCTTCATAAGAATCAATATAAGGCATAATTTTCCTTTCTAAAAGAACTATACCACCGCCAAGAAATAATAACAAGCAATAAAAAACCCCTGTTAGCGATGGCTAAAACAGGGGTTCTAGTTTCGTTGACCGCGTAAACTTATTCTATGCGGCTAACTCTAAGGCAACGTCTAGCGCCTTAGTTTTAATGGAATTATTTTCAAGTAATGCTCTTTTAGTTCTGTGTTCATCTTTAGAATTACCACCGCGTAAGTGATCTTCGTTGTATGTAACAGAATTAAATGCTTTCCACCATGTATCGTTATAACATGATTTCAAGTCATTACCTGTGTTTTGAAGTTTATAGGTTTTACCATTATTTTCAAATTTATCATGAAAAGCACCATAAGACCTATTAACATTCATACTAGGTTTGAACTCATAACCCTTATCAAACATTTTAGACATATCAAAAGATTTCTCTTTTAATAATTCTGGTTGATAAACAACTAAAAGATAATTGAGTAAATCTTTTTCTTTTAGTTTCTTAGTAGCTAAGAATTCAGTTTTTTCTTTAAACTCTTTCATTTGTTCAAGAGAAATTCCAAGATCATATTTGACCTGTGTTTCTATTGAATTAGTGAAATCGTACCTATGACTAATTAAACCTTGCACTTGGGCATTTTCTCGAAGTGATGCACTAAAAGTATTATTACAAACAACCCTAGTTTTAGATGATCGTATTTTTACTTGATCACGCCCGGTATGATAACTAGCAAAAATCAAATATTGCTCTATTTTATCACCACCAGCAAGTTCAAAGTTTTCATTAGTCTTAGCAACTAGAATGACAATTTTACCATTGAATAAACTAATAGCAGTTTCCATAGTCGCAACACCACTTTTAATATATTCATCAAAAAACTTCGCCATACGTAAATTTTGTATGGGTTTATATTGATTAGTAAGACCACTAGACAGGATTTGTTCTGGAACAAAAGTTCCATCTATTCTAGTGTGGGCATCACGAACTAAAGAAAAGTATTTCTCATCTTTTTGAGAAATGCCTTCCGCATTAGTCCATTCAACAGGTTTCATATTGACATTCCAGTCAAGATCGGCAACGCGTAAAATTTGATCGGGTGTAAGATTGTCCTCAACCTTACGACCTAATCTATGCCAAGGCACTTCATTCGCCCAAGCCATTGTTTCAACTTCATGAGACATATTATATTCTACTTTCTGCCATCGCTATGAATTATATATAAGATATTATGGGATAATGCAACAATTAATTTCACGTTGATGAAAATAAAAAGATTGACTAACTACACTACTTAGCTTTGCTAAGTAGTGTAGTGCCGTTGTTTTCTTCACCGCCAAAAAAAACCCCGCCGAAGGCGGGGCTAGATGTAGTAGGTCAATGGCACACGCACCACTAGATGTAGTGCCGCCGAAGGCGGCTGCGACATATTGTCGCACTACTAGATGTAGTAGGTCAACGGATCAAGAACATACCACCACTAGCCCCCGAAGGGGGCTGCGACAATTTGCCACATTGACACAAGTTATCCACAATTAAATAAAATAAAAACTTGACCGTGAAGAAATTATCCTATATAGTTAGGACATAAAAGAAAGGAAGAATATGACAATTAAACAAAAAATCAAAAAAGCAAGATATGTTTTCGGTTGGGTTAGACTGTCTGAACATGACGGCGCATATCTTCAAATTCAAAAACAGTCCGTTTTAGAATTATTAAAAGATAATGAAGTTGACGAATCTGAATTCGTACTTCGCGACTGTGGGGATTTATATATAAATTAAAAAACCCCCGAAGGGGGTTTTCTTCACGGTCAAAAAAAACTCCGCTTGTTTATTTTGCTTGACTAAAAAGCGTCAGCGTGGCGTAATTTTTTTTCTTCCAAAACATCAGCCAACCATTCGTCAGCATTTTCTTCAGCTTGTTTCGGTGTCATTGTTTCCATGACCGTGAAACAATTAACTTCTTTGCCATTGTTCCAAACATTAAATGTATGACTACGATTCCAATAAATAGAAATGTCATCGTCGTAGAAAAACCATAGACCGTTATATTTACCAGATTTTCCAAATGGGTTTGGGTTAACAATCGTTTTGTTCATAATCTTCCTTTCTGTTGTCCCATGTATATAGGAACATGGTCAACGTGTCAATAAAAAAGCCCCGACTGATTCGGGGCTTTCTTCACGGTCAAATTATTAGGAAGAATATGATTATTTTTAGCTTTCTGACCGTGGTGTTTTAGTCGGCGAAGCGAAAATGCTAGGGCGACCAAACTCTTTTTTAAATTGTTCGTAATATGCTTTTATCACCGTGGGATTTGTTGCCTGTTCCAATGTAATATCCTTGAAACTGCGACCGTGATCCTTTGGCAAGTCGCCATTCTCTTTGGCTGTCTTAATTCTTAAATCTGGCATTATAACTCCTTCCGATTTTCTTCTATTGCTTTTTCAAAAGTATCAAGATTAAAAGTTTTACTATTCTCAATACAGAAAAAAACAATATCTGTAATTAGTTTCGCGTCGGCATTATTCTCGCCCAGAATTCTTGCCAACTCTTTAAAATGTTTTCTAGTCATAATCTTCCTTTCTTTTATATCCTAACTATATAGGATAGTTATCCACATGTCAAGAGGCAAATAATCTTTTTGCTATTATTTTCCCTCTTAATGTTAAACCTATTGTTTTATTACGACCGTAGCCATATTCGGTTATCCATTTTTTACCTTTTCTCACGGTTCCTGTATACTTTAAGCCATTAGACAACATCTGTGCATTTCTTGAAACAATGTATCCTTCTAAGTCATATTCGTACCATATATCTGAAAGAGAAATGGGAGTGTTGCTTTTCCATAGTTCATACAGGATAATAGTTTGAACATGAGGAATAGTTCTGTTTTTTTCTTCCATGCAAATAGAAGCATGTCGTTTAAAAAAAGTTCCTAGATTCATAATATCCTTTCTTGTGACGCTTAATCGAGTCTTGCTTATATAGGACAATCAACATGGTATCAAGTTTTATTTTCGCCGAAGGCGAAGCCGTCGCCGTGAAGAAATCCCCCGAAGGGGGTGCGACAATATGTCGCAGGGCATTGTGTCGCGGTCATAGGATCACGGATCTTTTCACGTGAAAAGCGAAGCGGGGTTTTGTCGCCGTGAAGAAATCCGCCGAAGGCGGAGCCGTGACAATATGTCGCAGAAAAATCCACCACCACCCCCGCCCTTAATGGGAGGGGTGAGATTTACCGCGAATCGCGGACATTGTCAATATGGCAAATTGTCGCAGGTAAATTTAGACCAAAAAAAAGTGTCGCGGTCAAGAAACTATAATTCTACTTGTCGTAATCCGTTTATATCGCCGTCGTGCAATATGCTATTTTCGTCAAATAACTGTCAAATAACTGATCGCCTAACCCTTGCCAATCATATGGCGGTGAAAGTTCCATGATACACGGAACACGGAAACCGTCGCGCTTTAATTCGCGCCCTTTATCGCCGTCGTATAGTTTGATGACCTTTAACCTAGTATCTTGGACAATATAATAGTTTTTCCCACCATGACGGAAATTGTTGTAATTCCATGAGATTTGTAGCGGTGAGATATTTATTGAATTTTGCTTAATACATTTTAATTCGAGCCAAATAGACACGCCGTCGCATATTCCGTAAAGGTCTGGAATACCACCACCATGACGATTTTCAATTCTAGTCCATTGGACGTGAGGTAAATTTTTCATTATCTGACGCCCAAAGTTTGATTCTGGTTTAACTGTCAAGAACAAAACCCGAATAATCTTTTTTAGCTTTTCCCTTTGCTAAAAGTCCTGCGATAATATTATCGCCGTCAAGAAATCGTAAATCGCTATCATCAGCGTTTACAACTTTGAAACCATTATATTTTTTTGGTAATGACTTTCTAAATACTGCCGAGATATTGCCACCGCGACTTAATATATCGAAAGCGTTATTGCGATTGTCCTCATTCAATGAGTACGTTAAATGATAATTATTAGGCAATTCGCCATTAACATAGGACAAAGCCCTTTTATATATTTTTGTATAATCGTACCATTGAATAGTTTTAAATTCTTCTATTAAACCTGTATTTTCCCATGATATGTCAGACGTACCATTTAATCTTATGCAAGGAGTTAAATTTTTGTTTTTTGCCTTTATAATAAAGGCGTTTATTTCTTTTCTAATTTGATTAAGAAAAGTGTCGCGTTCTTGAATATACCACCGCGTTTTATTTATTCTGCCCTGTTGCACATTATTAAACGCCCCATGACCAGAACTATATAAACACGCTTTTTTACAACCATTCGAAGCCATAGGACAAACATTGAAACCGCTTTGATCACTAGAGGCAAGATATAATATCGCGGTCATAAAACCATATTTTCGACCTTTTACTGTTTTAGCATTATTATCAATATTTAAAAGATTTTTCGATTTAATAAATTTTAATTTCTTCATAAATAATCCTTTCTTATTATCCTATTAACATGGGATAAATACAAAGTCAATCTAAATTTAAAAATTTAGACTTTACCGAAGAAACTCTATTTTCTATTACATCTAAATCATCTAAAATTTCTTGAGATTTTAATTCGTCGCGGTGTGATAATGTTTTATTATACGATCTAACTAAATGAATTAAATCCATATCTAAAATATTTATAAATTCACCTTTAGATGTTGAATAGTGGGGCTTTAAATTATCGCTATGTTGTAAATCAATAGGCGTTTTTCTTTTTTCTATTGTTTCTTGTATTTCTAATAAATCTTTTACTTTCATTTTTATTCCTTTCTGTTATTATCCTATTAACATGGGACAAACTAAAAGTCAATAACCTTTTCTATATTTTCTTATTCTTGCATATGGAGAATCTAACGGCGGTATATATCCATTTTTAACTTTATCACGATACAAAACACCTAACACAGAATTTTTTGATCTGTGTAGAATTTTGCCAACAGTTGAATAAGAATTTGTTTTTGCTAGTTCTCTTGCCTGTTCCATTTCTTCTGACGTCCAGTTTTTAGTTTTCATTTTACCTCCAATAACATTTCAATAGTTCTCTCAACTGCTGTAAGTATTGGAGTTTCTTCGTCAAACTCTCCATTTACATCTGATATTTGATTATCAATAAAGTTAAATATTTTTTCTAAATTTTCTTTATTAAGTTCCATTTTATTCCTTTCTAATTATGTATGTTTTAGGTGAGGGAAAACATACAAAAACCTAGAGTTTAGGTTAGCGACTTACATCTCCGAAAATTGTCGTTTTGCACAGGACTTATCCGAATAACTCCGTCGCCTGTACAATATCCCATATAATGATATATATTGACAAGTCAATAGCAAAATGATAAATAAAAAAGAAAGGACTTTATGACAGAAGAATTATATTGGCACAGGGTTTTTAATTTATGGACAATGTATCATAGCATTACAGATGATTTAGTGTATAAAGCCATGTGGGAAAGAAAATTAAAAGAATTAATGCAGAAAGGATTTAAATGAAAATAGATAAAATAAAACACAAATCTCCTCCATTATGGGGAGGTAAGCCTTTATTCAAGACATTCGACAAGCATAATTGTAGGGAGTGTGGAAAAGAATATTTGGAGGCGAACTTAATCCCTCACTATGAGAGAAAAAATGATCCTTTTTATTTCTGCATTCGCTGTCATAACAGGAAATATTATGACAAATCTTGAAGCCCTAGACTATTACAATCAATCAAAACCAAAGTCGGAAGAAATTTTAGTTAAACGAAAATGTTTTCGCTGTAATAAAGAAAAAAAGATGGGTAAGTTTGAGAGATATTGTAGTCCAGAATGCAGGTATCACGCGACGAAGAATTACACTAGCACTTACAAAGTGGGGTATTAATGTGGTGGTTTTTGTTATTACCAATAAATTGGTTTGTTTTAATTTTTTTATTTTTTATGATTTTTTTGATTTTACCAAGTATTGTCCGTCCTCTTGGAAAGTTTCTACTGCATCTATTGTTTTAACCTCCGCACCGATAGCTTCGCCATTAATAACATTATGATCTCTAATCTCTTTGAGTTTAGCTTCAAGTTCTGGTCTAGTCATGTTATCAAGCGAGGCTGTCACAACCTCTTTTCTATCAACATAAAACCCCGCTAATTGACCGCGACGATATTCAGCATTTACGGCGGGCCCCATTTGTCCATTCGTTACTGCATGATCGCGCAACCGCGACAATTCTCTTGCATGTTTGACAAAATCTATTTTACTTGCTTCTGCATATTCACGCTGAAGATTTTCAATAGCTTCTACAACTTTCGGGAAATACTTGGGATTTCTTAAATTACAGGATTGAGATACAGCGGACTTTTCAGAATATCCCGCCTGTTTTGCACAATCTGTAGCTGTCAATCGACCATTCTCTTTAACAAATATCTCTACAAAGGCTCTTTGTTTTGGTGTCAATGCACCATTTCTAATTTTAGGCATTTTTTTAGTTTAATACATTTTTATTCTAATGTAAATCTTTTCCTATAGTATTATTATAGTAATAATAATAATAATTTTTTTTAACTGTACTGAAAAATCGTATTTGTAAGCGTTACGTGGTGTTACGTCTGGTTACGTCTATTTTAAAGGTAAAAGTAACGATATTATTGTTATATTTCAATAGTTTAATGCTCTTGTTACGTGGTTACGTCATATTTGAGAAAATAAAAAAAAAAAATTTTTCATTTGAGTAAAAAGTACTATAGGTAACGAAGTTATCCACAACTATCTACAATTAATCTTATTTAGTCCTTTACTATCCCATTAATTAGTATAGAGTTATAATTAAATGAGGATGGTGCAACATCTTCGGAGTATGGCTGAACAACTGTAACAAGGTAGTAAGGCACACTTGATGATCGATATGAGCAAATGCTTGAAATGTCAAAGGGTGGTACCAAAGTACTAGTTAATATAGGAAATATTGACTTGTCGGGAAAAGGTTGGGGGTAGTCAAAGAACCCCCCTACTCACTAAGAAAGAAAGGATTAAAATGACAAACGAAGAGATAGATAAAAAGTTACAAGATATTGAAAGTAGATATTATAAAGGTCATAAAGCCACATCTACTGAAATAGCTGATTGGTGGTCTAAGGAAGATCAAAAAGAATATAAAAGATTATTAAAATTAAAAGAAAGGAAATCTGTGAAAAAATTTAAAGTTACTGTGTGGGAAGAATGCACATGGGAAAAAATAATTGAAGCAGAAGATGAGGGACAAGCAGAAGCAAAAGCGTATGAAGAAATATCAGAAACGGGTTATGATAATTGGCAAATAGGTAATCATGGTACAAATGATATCACAGATATACAGGAGATAGAATGACCCTTGAAGCGCGGTTAATTAAACTCAAACTAAAGTACGATAAACTTGCCCTCCGCGAACCACGGTCCGGGCAACAAGTTCTAGACCGCATGATGTGGGAAAGACTAAAGAAAATCCTAATAAAACGCTACGAGA